TCCTAATTTTGTTTGCGATTGCGGATATAAATTATTTAATAATACATTATTTCCAGGAATTGATGCCAATATTTTATTTAAAATATTAGCAATACTAACAATAATGCTTATATTTTTTGAATCCCAGCAAGATTTAATATTTATAAATAATGGCTCTGAACCCGTAAAGGGGGTGACCTGAATTGCCGGAACTTTAGGAGCAGTTACACTGGCGGGCGACTCCGGAGAAGCTGGGGGCGTCGGAGATGCTGGTGCATCGGGAGAAGGTGGAGCCCCTGGAACGGTTTGCGCCAAAGAAAGTAAAAATTTAATTCTAGATTTAGTTTTCATTCTGTTAATGATATATTTAAGTGTGAAATATTTCTATAAAATATGCCAAACAATTAGGGGCATAAAGAGGGAAACATGATTGCAGACATTATGGTAGTAACTTATAACCGATTAGAGTTAACTAAAAAAACTTTTAATTCAATTTTGGAAACCACTAAAACCCCCTTTAATTTAATTATTATAGATAACGCTTCTTCGGATGGAACTCAAGAATATCTTCAAAAATTCTGCCAAGAACATTCCACTCAAAATTTCTTCAAGGGACACAAACTTCAATTTAACAAAGAAAACATGGGGATAGCTATCGGAAGAAACCAAGCATTAAAATTATCCGAGAGTGAGTGGCTTTCGACCATTGATAACGACATGCTATTTCCAGAAAATTGGCTTGGAAAATGCATAGATGTGCTTAGCGCCAATCCCAATTACGGAATGATCGGTGTCAATGTTGAAAATGTTGATTATCCAATTGTAGAAAAAGATGGCTTACAGTGGCAAAAAAAATCCCAAGGCAATTTAGGAGCTGCCTGTACTGTATTTAATCGAAAATTACATAAAATGATAGGTTTCTTTAATACTGAATATCAGAAATATGGCGAAGAGGATAGCGATTTTGGAATACGCATTAGAGCTCTAGGATTGCAAATGGGCTACATAAAAGAACGAGGAGTTCACCTCGGAGAAGGGGCTCAGGACACAGGGGAATACCGCAAATTTAAAGATGATTGTCGAGCCAAAAATCTGCAAAAATTTAAACAAAATTGCGCTGATTATTTTTCCGGGAAAAAGTCACCATTCATTCCGTTTAAAGAAACGCTTACTTGACAAATGCTCTGCTATCTGCCGTTGGATAATCTGCTTTAAGAGCGGAGAGCAGCGCCTCCCATTGATTTTTAATATTATTAATGTTGAAGCGGTTATCGGCATACATTTTATTATAAGTAATCGCATTGATGTGTTGCTTTTGTTCCACTAATTTAATTGCTAACTCTAAATAACTTAAAAAAATACGAGCATGAACTAATTTGTCAGAAAAATTTCCTTGGTACATAAGATTTAGTCCGCCAGAAGTTTCGGGCAAGGCTCCAAAATTAGGATGAACACACACAAGACCTGCCGACATGGCTTCCATTAAGGCAATGCATCCGGTTTCCAGCCAAATATTAGGATAGGCAAAAATATGAGACCGATTAAGATATCCCTTTAGCTGTTCGTTAGGCGTAAATCCATGATAGGTAATTTGAGGGTGCTCTCTACACTCCTGATATAGTGGTTCAAAATACTTGTCTCGATCTTCTTGTCCATAGATCTTAAAGCTGGAAAAAAACATCCAGATGAATGTTGGGATGAGACTGGGCAAGATGTTTAAAGACAGGCACCAGCACCTCTAACCCTCTTTGTGGGGTAGAGGTGTACGCAATGCGAATGGTGCCTTCAGGCTTGTTTAAACAAGCCATGGGGGCAGGGTTGATGCCATTCTCAATGACAATGGATCGTTGATCATAGGGAACGCCACAAACTAATTGATATCGGCTATACTGCCAATTGCTGACAAAGACTAATTTATGAAATTTGTTTCTAAAATCGGGATCTGATACTTTGCTGGACTCTGGGTCTTCCGGGAGATCGTGGCTCCAAAGAATTCGAATTTTATCTTCCTGTAGGTCTCGAATGCGAGAAGGAATAATTTGAAAATTCTTAGTTAGCTCGGGGTCTATTAATTTAGCGAGCTTTCTTTTAATAATCTCGGTCCCGCCATTGGCGTTTTTTGAAGTCTCGTTTTCCTCGAATGCTGTCATAGCTGCTCGCTAAGTGGTAGGCTTGTTACCCTTATACCAATTAATTGTCTTTTTTAGACCTTCAATTAATTTTGTTCTAGCCGAGAAACTTAATAATTCTTTTGCCCTAGATACATCAAGTCTCCTTTTGGGTTGACCATCAGAAACTTCTCCAGTAAAAACTATCTCTCCTCGGAACCCGGTTAGCTCGGCTATCAAAAAAGACAAATCCCTAATAGAAATATCTGTCCCTGTTCCGAGATTAATGGGTAGATAAGTATCTAAGCGCTGTCCCACTGCTTGTACAATAGCTTCGGCGCAATCTCCAGCGTAGAAAAATTCTCGGGTAGCATTTCCAGTGCCCCAACAAAATACTTGAGGCAGATTGTTTTCCGTAGCTTCTACGAATTTTCTAATTAAAGCCGGAATGACATGGCTGTTTTCTAAATCAAAATGATCATAAGGACCGTACATATTGACCGGTATTAAATGAGCGCCTTTCATGCCGTATTGCTGCTTCATGCTTTGAAATAATAACATCATTGATTTTTTCGCTACCGCATATCCGGAATTGGTTGCTTCTGGGAAGCCCTCCCAAATATCATCTTCTTTAAATGGAACCGGGCAATTTACTGGATAAGCACAAACAGAGCCAAGAGTGTAGATAAGCTCTACTTTATGCTTTAAGCATTGCTCAAGAACATTGCAGTTCATTTGCATATTGAGCAGCATTAGATCAGCCGGTCTTTTCTTATTGAGCCCAATTCCACCGCAAAGAGCGGCGGCATGAACAACAATATCTGGATTAATCGCGTCAAACAACCAAGCGCAATCTTCTTGTTTTTCTAGTTGGCAATTTTTGCCATTAAAAGATCTGCCCACAAAATACAGTTCATATTTGTCTTTTAAAGGATTAAAAAATTGCTGCAAATGTTTTCCAAGAAAACCAGTTCCGCCAGTTATTAACACTCTCATAATGCCTCAAAAAATATTATCTTTAATTAATCTTTCTTTTTCAGCCAATTTCATATCTTCAATTAACATTTCATTCATTAGTTTTTCGAAAGTATATTCTGGTTTCCATCCTAATTTATTTCTCAACTTAGAAGAATCACCCTGCAAGGCATCAACTTCGGATGGTCGCAAATATCTTGGATCAAAATGAACATATTTTTTAGGATCTAAATTGAGCTTTGAGAAAACCAAATCAACAAATTCTTGCACTGAGTGCATTTCTCCAGTAGAAACAACATAATCATCCGGATCATCGGCAGTAATAATTTGATACATAGCCTTAGCGTAATCTTTGGCGTGCCCCCAATCTCTTTTCGCTTCAAGATTTCCTAAAAATAATTTATCTTGTAAGCCAAGTTTAATTCTGGTGGCGGCTCTGGTAATTTTCCGAGTCACGAATGTCTCACTGCGCCGAGAAGATTCGTGATTAAAACATATAGTATTACAGGCAAATAATCCATAAGCCTCTCGATAATTGACCGTAGAGTGATATCCGGAAACTTTAGCCACGGCATATGGGCTTCTGGGATGAAATGGAGTGGTTTCATTTTGTGGCGGAGGAGTAGACCCGTACATTTCGCTGCTACTAGCTTGTAAAAACCTAGTAGCAGGGCTGCAATTTCTAATTGCTTCTAGGCATCTCATTACGCCATTTCCAGTTACGTCCATCGTGTATTCTGGAATATCAAATGATACCCGAACATGAGATTGAGCGCCCATATTAAAAAATAAATCTGGCTTCACGCTGGAAACCAAGCTCAAAATAGAGGAGTAATCGGCAAGATCTCCATATACCAATTTCAGGTTAGGACGATCAAATAAATGATCAATTCTTTCTGTATTAAAGGAAGACGATCTTCTCTTTAATCCATAAACTTGATACCCCTTATCCAAAAGTATTTCGGCTAAATAAGAACCTGTTTGTCCGGTAATCCCGGTGATGACTGCTTTATTATCTGGCATTTTTATCCTTATAAGACTTTCTTTCTTCATATATCTTTTCTTTTAAGTCTGTTAAAGAATAATTATGCTCTCTAGTATGGAAATGAGCGGGTTTATTGAGATTATCTCCGGTGTAAGTTTTCCCTACGTAATCAGACCCAAGTATTCTAACATCAAAGTTGGTAACTTGAAGTAGAGCGAGCAATTCCGCTTCTGTATTGTAAGTTACAATTTGGTCAATATATTTTATTGAAGATAAAATTTCAGCTCTATCATTTAGGGATTGAATAGGCTTACATTTATTAGGGCGATCTATTGTTGGATCGCCCTGAAGGGCAATAATTAATTTATTGCAAATATCTTTTGCATCTCTAAACATCCAGATGTACCCAGGGTGAATAAGATCAAAAGATCCTGCGATTAGTCCGATATTATATTTTTTCATTTTACTCACAACCAATTAATTGTTTTTTAAAATTATGATTTTTCATAAATCTTATTTTAATAATTATTTAATTTCTTTTAAAAAAGATAACAATGTGTTTATTACATGCTTTTGCTCATCATTAGACATTTCTGGAAAACTAGGAAGAATAAAACATTGTTTATTCAATAATCTAGCATTAACGCACTTATCAATAATGACATTAGGATTATTTTTTATATGATTATGGTTTGTTATTGGGTAAAACATTGGTCTTATTTCTATTTTATTTTTATTAAAAAAATTTTCAGCAAAAGAATAATTTTTATTATTTAAAACCCTTACTCCAAACATCCAATTAGAGTGATTGGTGTTATTTTCAATTTTTTGAAAAAAAACATCATCTCTATCTTTTATTGAAAATTTATAATTTTCAAAAATTTTTTCTTTCATCTCCAATATTTGATTAATAAAATAAATTTGACCATATAATATAGCCGCTTGAATATTTGTCATTCTATAATTATAACCTAAATTATGATGTATAAATCTTGTATTTGATTGCCCTTGCCCATGTATGCACTTGGCAAATAAGTAAGATTCTTCATCATTTGTAACGATAGCCCCGCCCTCACCGCTGGTGATATTTTTATTACCAAAAAAAGAAATTGAAGATACTAGACTGCTCGTTCCAGAATATTTATTTTCATATTTTCCTAAAAAACCTTCGCAGTTATCTTCTACGAAAGTTGTATTAGGATATTTTCTTTTTAATTCTTCTACATTTAAAATATTCCCAATATTGTGAACTATAAGAACGGCTGCATCTGGGTGATCACAAATGGATAAATGAAGTTTCTTTAAATCAAAATTCCAAGTATCAATATCGGCGTCAATAGAAATTAATTGATATTCTTTATCGAAAAGAAAAGAGTTCCAGGCAGCGACATATACATTATTTGGTACGATTATTTTTTTTATATTAGTTTTATTTTTTAAAATTTTTGCTACCAAATGAGTGGCGCTCGTTCCATTATTTAGAGGCAATACATATTTTACATTTAATATTTCTTGTAATTTTTCTTGAACTAAAGATAAATATTTTCCATGAGAAGACACCCATGCAGAATCTAAAGCTTCATGGGCATAGGCTAAGCAATTTTTATTAAGGTATGGTTTATAAATTGGAATCATGGCACCTCACTAATTTATTATAAAATTCTTTACATTGCCACCATTAAAGCACAGACCGCTAGCTTTATATATTAGGCAAGTAAGATTTATATTTTTCATATAATTTAATAAGTTTTAAAAGATCTTTGTAAAAATTTACCATTATCTAACTGCTCTCCATTTTTTAAAACTTCTATCATTTCTATAATTTTTGCATCTATCTCATTAATCAATTCATTTCTCTGTACGTTAAGGTCGCAAGCCCTCTTCAAACCATTCCATAAGTCTGCGGCGCCAGTTTCAGAAGAAAAATATTTTTCTTTATATTCTTCAAAAGACATTCTCCTGATCTCATAAATAAGTTCTTGATTGTTCCACATTTTCATATCAACTGTAAATAATTTATCAATTAGCCCGCCTAAAGTATCTGACATAAAATCTCCTATTTTATAAAATCTTTAATATTTATAGCCCTATCATCAATCCAATGATCGTAAATTATCTTACCGCACATTAATAAATTATATTTCACATTATTATCTTCCAGCCACCGCTTTGTCATTTCAAATTCTGACCACCCTCTGGCGGTGTATATAATTATTGCATTATTATTTAAAAATAATTCATTAATAATTTTAATTACATTTGTATTTGGTTTAGCTAAGCACCTTTCAAATGTTCTTTTTTCTTCACAAATAGTACCATCTAAATCAAATACGTATGTTTTATTCATAAAAAAACTCTTCAAAATATCTATTCATTCCAAAATTTTCTTTCCACAAAGAAACATAATCATTGTTTTCTTTATTTAAAATCCACTCATTTTTAATTAAATCAATAATATTGAACCCAGACTCTAAGGAGAGCACTACCCCTCCTCCAAATCGAGAATTTATTTCCATAATAAATAATTGCTTGTCCTCAGATAAAATATACTGAAAACAAGCCGGACCCACTAATCTTAACTCTTCTCCTATTTCTTTAGTGATATTAGAAATATTTAAATAATTTTTAATTAAAGTTATGCTTTTACTTACTTCTCCGCCCTGAACTTCTAATCTTAATCTAGGGACGCAATCAATCATTTTTGATTTTTTATCAAAATAACAATCTACCGATATTTCCTTGCCGTTCTCTATATAATTTTGAACAACAAAATTATTAATATCATTTATCTGATTTAAATCTTTAAAATTAATTACTTTAATTCCTTTAGAATTAGAGCCGTATAGAGGCTTAACAATTATTTTTTCAGTATTTAAACCTTTAGGGTAAATATAATTAAATTTACTATTTAAAATAAAATTTTCAAATTTTATTTTATTTAAACAAATTTCATTGGCATCTTTGTTTGATGAAACTATTTTATTTTTAAAATCTAATTGGCTGCAAACAGCCGAAGCCTGGTCTTGTAATGGAAGCACGAGATTGATATTTTCATCGATTATTATATTTGATAAATGATGTATAATATCTTCATCTTTCCATTTTAAACCATTAATAAGCTTTGATTCTTTTTTTATTGGCGCAGTATTATCGATTTCATAAGAAATAACTTCGAAGCCAAAATTTTTAAATCTTTTAGCTAAAGATACTCTTCTACCTCCGCCAACAAATAAAATTTTCACATTATTTCCTAGTTAAAATGGCGTTTATGGAGAGTGGTAAGGAGTTCTTTCCCCTTTCCATTTCTGGAAAAGTAGATATCTCTATCTCAAATAAGTCTTCAAATAGAGATTGAAAACCATATTCTGAAATTCTCCAACAATCTGGAATTGGTCCGTGAACTTTAAACATAAAAGGAGTATTTATAAATACATTAGCGTTACTATTAGTCGCATTATAAATAGACTGCGGTATTTTCCAAAGCTTCGGGACATGCTCAATAATGCCAAGCATTATTATCACGTCAAATTTTTCTTCAATAAAAGATAAATCCTCAACCGACCCAATGTAATCGCATTTAGATTCAGAAATTATATCTAATGTTTTATATTTAATATTATTTTTTTCACAGGTTTCACCTATAATAGCAGTGCTAAATTCCTGGGCACTTTCTTTATAATATTTACAAGCGGGACCGATTTCCAAAACACTTAATTCTTTATTTTGAATTAAAAAATTGCATATGTCTTTGGAGTATTCGAACATATGCTTTCTACATAATTTATAATCATCATCCTCACTAAAAAACCATTGCCTTCTGGCAACTTCGTTTACGTTAGGGCTAAATTTATAATGTTGACTCATAAAATCCTTTATAATATAATTTCTTATTTAAGATATTTTCTTTATTTATATATCCTGACAGGTTAAAATTTATTTTATTAATATTCTTACAAGGCAGATTTTATTATTTTATAAGCATTATCTTCACTGCCATCATCTGAGAAAATAAAATTAGATTTATATTCTATCTTATCCCTTAACAGATCTCCCACCCAAAATTTATTAGAATTTAAAGGATAAAAATTACAAAAATATATGAATTTTTTATTTTTTAGAAATAAATTTTCATAATTCATAGCAAAAGAAGATGGTCCAGAACCTCTTCCAATAATAATGTCACAATGAGAACTTAGATACGCATTTTCATTAATATCACAATTAGAATTTTTGTTTATTATATCTTTAGTGTAATAAACATTTGATAAATTTATTTTTTTCTCTTGATGGTCGGTTAATAAAAATATATGATCAGTGTAGATATTTGCTATCTTTTCAATAACATTGGATAAATTAAAATTTATCGCTTGACCGGAAAGAGCTGGTCCATTTGCGACAAATATTTTTTTACTAGAATGAGATTTTAACCATTCATTTGCGTCATCTATTTTAAATTTAGAATAATCAATTATTGGGAAAAATGTCGAAGGGTCATCTGAAATATCTGATAAAGAAAAATTCCATAACTCTTTGCAGGAATCATCCATAGCCTCATAAAGAGCATCTATAGTGATGCCATATTTATTCATATATTTATAGTTTTGTTGGGCGTACCAAGTACTTATATACACTGAATCATTTATTTTACAAATACCCTTATATTGTGGATCTTGATGTAATTTAGAGCATTCATTACGGACATCCCATAAGGCATCTGGCTCAAAGCCTAGCCCATCAACGTCTATTAAC